ACCCCGGAGTGATTGCTCCTAACGTCTTTATGTTAGAACTCGTGATCGCTACAACCGAAGTCCCAGTGGGAATATTTGAACCTGAAACAATCTGTCTTAAAGCTACCTGAACGTTGTAGGTATCTAAAAAGATGAACTCGCTACCACTCGTGACGTTCATCGTTTCTGTAAAAATTGCCGTCTCTGGAAGCGTGTTCCACCCAGCCATTACAGGGAACGCAAACACTTGAGAGAAGTAGCCAGCAGATCTCCTAGCCCCTAGAGCCTGACCAGCGTCATACCAAGTCTGTTCACGGACGTTGTAAACAATCGCATCCGTACACTCTGTCGCACTTCCTCTTGGGTAGAACCACCAGATCTCCCCATATCGAGGAACCTTAGTCACCCAAACCTTCTGTCTCTGACTGTAGTTCAGGTTGTCAAAGAACCAGTTCTGGTTCATCGAGTTAGGAATCTCTTTGACCGTTCCGTTATAAAGAAGGAACCTATCAACCCCGCACCAGTAATAGATGCCGTCATACTCAATCACGCATTGACTCGACATGATCGAGGTCTGGGAAGAGATGATGTCGTATCGCCAGAACGTCGGCGTAGCGAAGTTTGCCGTCCCCGGAACACCTAGATTTGTAGGCGCATATGACACCCTAACTAGGGAATCTAGGCTCCAAAAGAGTCCAGACGGAGAGTTAGATCCACCTCGAACCGGCAACCCTTGTACGATCTTCCCTGTCGCTACGTTGACCGAGTTAGCGTCACTAGACACCCAGTCATCCGTGTTGCCCGCAGCGCAGTTCCTGAGCAGTCCATTGTTCCCGTATACGAACAAGTACGGATGTAAAGAAACCACCCCGCCAGATACTTCTACGTTATTGTTGAACGTAGCAGTCACCGTTGCAGAGGCTGTTGCGTTGTTCGACATCGTGATCGTCGTACCAACAACTGACAATACTGTCGTGTTAGCAGGGATCCCCGCCCCGGTGATCGTCTGACCGGCCCCGATGAGAGGATTCGAGACAGCAAGCGTCAGCGTAGGGCTGAGGTTGGTAGTCGTCACAGAATCTGTGAAGACTCCAATCTGGCTCATCGTCGTGCCGGTAATATTCCCAATAAGAACCGGCGTGTCATTGTCTGAGTCAATCGCCTGTAGGTTCTGCCCGGGATGAGCAACAATCGTCTGAACCCCTGAGCCTCCAACATCATAAAACCCATCAAACTGCCAGAGGTTCAGCGGAGACGCAGTAAAGTTCGATAGAGAGAACTCTCCAATCCCCGCTCCAACCCCGTTGTCGTCAATGGTCAGAACTTCTAAGCCATTGTTATAACCAGAGAAGATAGACGTAAAGGCATTCTGAGCATTCACCCAGATACCCCTAGATGGCCCAAACATCTGATCTGAGATAACCCTGTATCCCAACATCTTTCTAGGGCGACCCCTCTGAAACCTTACCCAACGGCCATCAGCATAAAACGAACGATCAAAAATCGTTCCATCCCTCTGGATACCGGGCTTGGTATCTAACGCAAAGACTTTCTGCGTCATGTGAACAACCCGCCAGAAATGCCACCTGTAGTACCAGACCCAAACGTGCCCGTACCATTAATGGTCAACCCTGTAGCCGTTAATCCAAATCTTTTAGTTCCTACAATCGAGATGCCAAACTCGCCTGAACCGGGCCTGTAAATACCTGTATTCGTTTCCGTAGCAAAGTTCAACGCCGGAGCCGCCGCGGTTCCATCCACTAACGATACGTTCACCGCCCCAGCAGCAATCGTCGAAGCATTCAACAAGTTGACCGAGTCGCACAACAAGATCACCTGTTGACCCGCAGGGATCGTCGCTACCGCACCCCCAGCAGCACCCGTCTGGAAGGTGATCTGATACCCCGGCCCACCGCCGTCAGTCTGATTAGTAATGTAGTAAACCTGAATCGTCTGAGGAAGGTTGACCGTCACATTCCCAGTTAGAGTCCCGGTGTACTTCTGTACGACGTTAGCTGCCTCAGAAGCAGTAAGCGTGTACGCCCCGTTAGTAACCGCTTTTGTTAGCTGGGTGAAGTTGAACTGCGTGCTCCTACCCAAGCCAATCGTGTACCACGCGGAACCAGAGGATATGACTACCGCTGAATCAGCAGGCTGCATCGCCAAAGATGCAGTAGCGTTAATCAAATCCCCGCCACTAGGACTGACTGTCAGCGTCCCCGTACCCCCGTTCCTAACTAGCAGAAACCAGTCTTCTCCGACCGTTGACGCCCCCGGAAGGGTCAAGGTGCCACTACCCCCTGTCCAGACGTATGCAGAGGCTCTATCGCCGTCTACAGCCGTATAGTTAGACGAAAAGGTGTTGACGTTATAGGCTTGGTTGAGAGTCGATCCAATGGCTTTAAGACCAAGCCCCGCTAACACCGCGGCGTCAGCGTTACTCGTCCCCACTCCAAATGCAATCAGCCCCCAAGTACCTGCGGTGGTGGCGTTAGTTGTGATGTAGACGTACTTGGCTTCCCCCGCGGCAATCGTCGTGATTGTGTTGCCGTCATAGTCCGCTAGGGTGAAAGTAGTCGCCCCAACGTTCCTAACTAGGGAATCCTCACCAACTGAAGCCTGATTTGCAGGAGGCATCCTCAACGTCAAGCTACCAGCAGTAGCCGTGACGTTCATGATCCTCGCTACATAGTTGTCAGTAGCAGACCCATTGATCGGCCAACTTAACGTGGTATTAGCGGATAACGTGACAGCACGAAACGAAACATCCGTTGGCTGGATCACGTTTCCCGTGAACGGAGATAAGAAGCTCATGAATCCCTCGCTACTGCTTGACGGTCACCAATACGGGAAACATCCTCTGTCTTCAGCGTGTTTACAATTGCCGAATACTGCTGCTGCCACATCGGAATCCGCTCATCATTTTTAAGGAACGGCATCGCCTGTAAAAGAGATCCGTACAGAAGAGCCTGCGGTGCGTATTGGGTAAACCAGTTAGACTGATTAGAAGAGTCCAATGGCTGAACCCTCTCGTAATACAAGACCTCATACGCATAGTCATCGTCCGGAGTCGGAGCAATCAACCAGTGCGTATAGTCGTAATCACAATAAAAAAGTGGAACGTCTGTGTCCGCAGGATCAGGCCAATACTCTCGGAGGTACTCATACTTCCTGAGAAGAATCGGACTCCTCTGACCGCCTACAGTAACGTTCATTGAGACGGTCTTTCTCCAACGAGCAGGCTTGTCAATGATGGCCTCACCCTGAACCATCGTGCTCGTCACTACCGTCAAGTTCCCTAGAAATTTTAGATCAGCAGCTAATACTTGTTCCGCTAGACCAATAAACGTAGGGATTCTTTCAATCGTGGCCGTATCTGTTCTCTCCAGATATTTCTCAATATCCGTGACCAGATTGTCATAGGTCATCATGTAAGCAGGCATCACCACACCTTTTTCTTGATAGATTCAGGCTGCGGGACATACTGCTTACCTTGCCGCATCCCCTCACGCTTTGCTCGCGTTGTGGCGGCGTACTCCGAAGCGGTTAGCTTCTCTCTTGCTCGCCGGGGGAGATACCGCTCACCCGTAGCTTCAGAACCTTGCGTAGATGGCTTTCCAGATCGAGTACCCCAATCTTCCCGAGTCCATCTAGATAACGAATTGTCCGCCTTTTTTGGCCCTTTGTAACCACCCCCAGAAGATTTGTACTTCTGAGTAGCTAACTGAGCCTTCCTCGCTGACCATTGCCCCGGGCTACCACCTTTCCCAGAAGCTTTGACTTGAGAAACAATTCTCTTCCACTTCTCAGGATTGGACTTAACCGCGGAGGTCATTTGTCTACCTTGTTATCCAACTTATCAAAGATCCTAGCTAGCATCCCTTTGATGTCTGCAATATCTGCTCGGTAGTCATCACGAGCTACATATTGAAGGGGCAACTCCGTCATCCTGTCCTCAATCCGGATGATGGAGCGCGAAAGGGAGTTGAGAATCCAACCCCCAAACGCGCCAGCAACCCCAAAAGCAATGTTAATCAGGGTTTGCTGATCCATCAAAAGCTCCGAAGTGTTTTCGCAAGACGCGCTCTTTGACCGAGTTTTCCCGGCTTCTTAGCAGCAGCTTCCAGTTTTTTAGCCGGAATCTTCTTACCTTCCTTGATGCCAAGTTGCTCTCTTAAAGCCCCGGGCTTAGAGATCGCCTTTTGAATCCACTTCTCAGCCATGATTACTCCGTTCCGCCAACCTTCTCAGCTTCGGGGGCCGCTGCCTGCTGAACACCCGCGATGAGGTTAGCTACCTCAACATAGGGCCGACTCCCAAGGTACTGAAGGATGGCATTGATAAGACTTACAGGTACATTGATCGTTTCCATTTGACTCTCCGTTATCGGGGAAGACCCCCACTAAGATTTTGCCATATACATGGCTTTTTCATCTCTTCTTCTTGTTACTAACCCCGGAAGAACCTTGCCCGCGGAGAGGTTCCACTTAGCAAACTCCTCAGCCGCCCCCTCAAAGTCGCCCCGGTTGTGTTTGGCCCGAAGGGTAGACGCCTGAAGGTTCCCTAGTCCAACATTGAAAGCGAACGAAGTGAGTGCCAGATGGCGAGGGCTAAGATCATCCACAGTACATAGTCGGCGTACCCCCGCCAGAAACCGCGCCAGATCCTGTTGGAGAATGCTGTCCACCTCTTCATCCGTCAGCCTCCGATCCCAACCGGCAGGAATGGCGAGGCCAAGTCTTGCATCAAACGGTACGCGCAGGTGAGCAGGATCGATGACGTGACCAACACCGACAGTCCACAGACGAGCAGGGCAACGGTAAGGCTCATGCTTAACCCCTTCATGATGCCGCAGCATCTTGATTAGATCGTTCACTTTTTACTGAACGCCTGTGACCCGAACCAAAAACTTATGATTGACGCCCAGATGATCTGGGTATCTGCATCCCAAAGGTTAGCAATCACCTCGGCAAACGGGGTTCCAAGGTGCCACGCATACGCGGCTCCAAAGACGTTGATGAAGCACAGTAGCGCAAACATCCCGTAGGTAATGACAGGTCTTACCAGAGCGCGAGCGTTGATCACCCACCTCGAAGCACCTTCACCGATAGCGATGTCGTGAGCGTAGAGGGCTTGCTTTTCTTGGAGTGCAATCTGTTGGGTCGAGACTTCAGCGTTGATCGTCAGTTGATCCGTCCTGATCTCCTCGACCCTAGCCTGCGCTTCAAATCCAGCTTTCCTGAGTTCCAACTCCCGCTCGATCTGCATCTGGGCAAGAGCGATCTCGTGCTTCTTGTCGGACTTGTCTTGGAAGAAATCAAGGAGCTTAGGTAAACCCCCCGCAAGGAAAGAGAGAAGGGTTGTAAACAGAGTAATCATCTAGCTACCTCCGCAAGAGCTAACAGCATAACGGCAATCAACAGGACGATGATGCCGAAGATGTAGTTCATTTTATGTTAAACGTCAGGTTCTTATGCCGTGGGTAAGTTACTACCTTCTCCCCCTCTGGGCACTTGTACTTGATCGTTGCCAGCAGGGTAGCCTTCCCCGGCGCTGGTGTTTCTTTCAGGGTTAAAAAGTAGGTAAAGGTGTCAATGTCCGGGC